ATCGACGTATTAGCTCTTAATTTAGCCAATTCTTCGTTTTGATCAAGCTTTTCTTCTTGTAAATCTTGATTCATCATAGCTCTTGACTTATCTAGATCTAATCTTTGCTCTGCTTGCATACGTTTTTGCTCATTATCCATGGCTCTAAGGTCTAATTCTCTAGCTTTTAGTTTAGCAACAGGGTCATTTCCAAAATCACCCATAATTTGATTCTCTTCTTCCTTAAATTCTTGTGTCATATCAGAAATTAATTTAGCTTTTCTTGATTCAATAGATAGATTTAACGATAAAAGTTGTTGTTGAATCTCTGGAGACTGTGCCATAGCAGGATTCATTTGTGTCATTTGCTGTAATTGCATTAACTGTTGTATCTCTTCTCTAAATTCTACCTCTAATTGCTCTTGTGCCATCAAAGAGATGTGTTCAAAAATATTTTTTTGTAATGCACCCATAATCATAGGATTATTTTTAACCATATTAGTTGCCATAAAATTTAAATGCGAAGTAATATGTGCTCTGTGGTCCTGACCTTTGAAAGCTTGAAAAGGTTTACCTGTCATTGCCATAATATTTTCTGCAGCTGGGTCCATTGGCATAGGTGGTTGAGGTGGTGGTAAGATTCTATTTACATCCTTAACACCGATCGCAGTGTACATATCTCTGTACGCTTCGTATAAATTATGCATTCCAGGATTTGACATTGCAAGTTGTAACTCTGTTTGAGCTAAAGTAATTCTTTGTGATTGTGAAAATATATTTGGATCTGCAACAGGTAAAATATCAACCTTATCATCGAAGTCTGTAACTTTAATATTTCTTTGTCCACCCACAACATCGTAAGGATATTCTGGTGGTAGATAAGTTTTAAATACTTCTGCTAATAAAACAAATTCTTGTTTTAACGCCACATACAATCTTTTGTGTATGGCTGACATGACCCTGGAGCCACGCTCTAAGAGGGCAATGGTCGTTCCAACAGCTGCCTGTTGGTTGCCGTCACCGACCTGCATGTCAGCTATGGCGGCAAATCGTTGACCTGCTTGAACCACTATACCCATTAATTGTAATAATGTTGTTGATGGTTCTTTGAAAGGTAAAGGCATAAATGCATCTCTGATGTTTCCTCCAGGTGCATCTACATCTCTAAACTCTCCAGGTTGTATCGATTGCGCTTCATCTCTAACACGAATACCTCTTTGTTTGAATCCCGCTGGCATATTTGAAAACGTACCAGCATCTAACAATTGTCTTAATGCATTCGTTGCAGTTCTTGATAATCCACCGATCATGTGGATTAAGCCGAAACCATAAAAACCTAGTCCAGGTAAAAATTTAAAATGAGTAAAATATTCAATTTTATTTTTTAATGGATCTTCGGCTTTATAATTTCTTCTAATAGATAAAACTTCCCTTGATGATGTATCGATTGTTACAATGTAAGGAAGTTTTATTCCTGTTGGGTTTTGTTCCATATCTTTGTCTTCAAAACCCTCAAGATCTATATTTGTGTGAAACTCTAGAATTGTAAACATTTGTTCGTCTCTAGTTTTTCTAGTTCCTTCTAGTTCTCTTTCTTTTTTTTCTACTTCTGTTTCTTGTGAATAACCTGGTGATATTTCTACATCTCTATAAAAACCTGCTACTTGTTTTTTTCTTAAATCATTTTCTGATATTTTTAAAACATGCACAACAGCATCTGCATCTTCTAATGAAGTTGCAGTGTACGGAACTATCAGATCATCTGCTGGCACAAATTTAGACACGGCTCTGTCAAGAAGTTCATCGTAATAAACTTTCTTAAAAGCAGAGCCGCTAAGAGGGAGATAAAAAAGTAACTGATCGAACTCGGGTTCATACTCTTTCATCTTATTCATGAGTTGATAGTTCATGAAATTTTTTACTCTTGTAGCCTGGTCTTCTTTTTGTTTATTTATTACACCCATAATTTGAGTGTGTACCGGACCAGTCGCTGGAAGTAATTCTTTGTAAGCGTGTGCTTGAAATTGTGTTACCGCTTCTGCTAATACAGGGTGAGTTGCACCACTTGCATTTGTAAACGGTTGAGATCTTGTTTCGTATTTAAATCCTAATAAGTCTAAACCTTTTGTATAACCATCTTCCCAATCTTTTCTAGATGCTTTGTACTGCATATAATTTTCATACAGCTCAGATCCCAGACTGCCTAAAACTTCTTCTGGTAATAAATCTGCTAGATTGTCAAAGTGTTCGTTTGTACCTGGTTGATTTACAGCCTCTGGATCAAAACTAATCGTTGCACCACCATCTTCTTCTTGTGTTACTTGAATATCCTCTGGTCCAACTTGTTCTTCTAGGTTTGCCTGAGATGCTTCTACAATCTCTTCTTCACTAGGTAGTTCTATTTCCTGCTTTACGTTTGGTAAAGACTTGTCTATTTCTGACATTATTTTTCTCCGAGTTCTGCACCACTATAGTCTTTTTCCCAGGAACATTCAACCCCTGTGGGTGAGGTCCCCTTTCTGGTGGTATCGTAGTTGTTAACTTTTTAGTCATCTAATAATCCTAATCCTTGTATTGCTGCAGAGGCTGCAAACCCACCTATACCTGCTCTAGACAATAATCTCAATGCTGGTTTGCTCAAACCAAGTCTAGCAACTTTTCTAAATGTTGATGGCAACCCTCTTGTTATCTTTGGTGTTTGATCTGCAAAAGCAGGATACAAATAATTTAATGGGTCTGTTGTAATATCTTCTAATGAGTCTCCTTCAGATACTTGTCTTGTAATATCTAATGCAGCTAATGGTGCCAACACTCCAGGTGATGCTGCAATACCAAGTCCTCTACCTAATACTCTTCCACCAGTTCTTATCAATCCTTTCTGTTCAACACCTAATCCTCTAGATCTACTGGCCTTAATTGTTGATGGTGCACCAAGTGCTGTTGATGCAGCCAGTGACGCTCCTACCGCTGGTAATTGAAAATCTAAAATATCTGGTTTTGTTAGGTCTTCTGAGATAGGTTGTGTAAACATATCAACCAGCATACTTTTCTGTTGATCTTCGTTTGATAAATAAGTTGTCGGGTCATCGTTTCTAAATTCTTTGACTAATCCTATTGCAGTTCCTATAGCAGCACCTGCACCAAATGTTTTAAATCCTGGTGATTTTAAAAAATTAGTTGCTGCATTTTTAATTTTAACTAGTGGTCCACTTTCAGCTGTAATGTTTTTAAATTTGTTTGCAAATTTTTCTGGCTCTTGTGCAACTCTCTCAACACAAGCATCAACACTACCACCTTCAGCTTTTGTAATTGTGCAAACTGTTTTAAAAGCTTTTGTTCCGGGTTTTAAACTAGCCACAGATTCAAGTAAAGTTCCAACTGCCCCTATAGGTTTTTGTTTTAAAAATCCTTCAAAACTAGAAAGCTTTGGATCTAGTTTTAATCTTTCAGCTAATTGTATGCCTGCTTGTTTTTCAATTCTTTTTAATCCAGCTTCAGGTGTTTCAAAACCTGCTCCGTATTCTTTTCCTCCAACATTTAATCTAATACCCTTATCTTTTAATTCTTGAACACCAGATAAATCATTTTTTAAAATTTGTGTTCTAATAGATTCTGCTCTTAAATTATCATTGAATGTTAATAGTTGAATATCTTTAGCTAATGCGGGCGATCCTGTAACTGCACCTTTTCCAGCGTGATGAAGTTGAATTGCATTTTGAACAGTTCTTCTTCCTTCAGAATTATCTAACCATCTTAATAAATCAGAGTAACCTTGATTACCTTGTACTAAATTTGTGTCAAACCCTTTTGGTAACATTTTAGATAAAGAAACAGGAATAGAGGATTTTGCTTTTTTAGCGATATCCACTATCTTAGATATTTTCTCTGCCTCAGGGTGGTTGGTTATTGTGTTACCAATTTTTGAAGCAGCGTGATAATATTCAACGCCATCTTCTATAGCTCCAATTATTTTACCATCTTTATTTTTTATAATGTCATATCTTGGATTATTTTTTGATGCTCGCTGCATTTGTTGAATAATCCAATTTTCTGGATAATCAGCAAAACTAAAAGCAAAGGGATAAGTCTTGCCGGTGTTTTGTATAAAATTAGCAATTCGTGTTCTTAAAAATTCATTTTCTTTAGCTGTAACCCCAAATTTTCTACCTTTTCCAAAAACTAAAGGTGTTCCCGCTTCATCTGCTTGTTTTCCAAAAGCCTCAATAATTAAATTTTGTGTTTTTTTAGGAAGATCTGGAACATTATAATATGCAGGTTTGTATCCTCTTTTAACAAATTCAGATACTGCATTATAATTTTGTGTGTCTTGTTTAGGATTAAAACCAAATTTATAAGTGTCAAAATCTGCGTCAGGAAAAAATTTTAAAATTTTATTTTGTTGGGATTTTTTAAGTGGAGTATATATGGTTTCTTTACTAAATTTTCCTGGAGTTGCACCTTTTCGAACGTTATCGTATATTTTTTTTCTTTCTGCTCCTACTGGTAACTCACTGTAATAAGGTGAACTAACCTCTCCTCTTTTATAAAAAAATCTAGCAGACTTGTTTAATTCTTTAATATCAATTTTTGTTGTTCCTCTTCTTTTAATATTACTTTCTGCTACTGTTTGAACTGGTATTTCTTTTATAAACCTAGCTCTAACTTTTTTTGCCTCTGTTAAACTTTTTATTTTACCTTGATATTGTTGAGTTACTTTTCCATCTCTCATTACACTTCTAGTAACAAGATAGCTTGTTCCGTTATATTTAATAAAAGGCTCGCCTTTTACAAACTTATAAGGTTTGCTCATTACACCTCCAGGATTCCGGCAAGACCACCATTTTTAAATCCAAGTCCTACGTCTATGCCAAGTTGTTTTTGCATGTCCATAATTTCATCTGGGAATGCATCTGGGTTTCTTAATACTCTGTGTAACTGTTTAAAATATTCTGTCTTCTCTTTACCAACTAAACTTTTGTCAGATCCTAAACTTGCAAACAATCTTGATATGTCTTTACCTTCGATACCATATTTTTTTAATGCTTGATATCCCATTTTAGCACCACGAGCACCACCAACTAGCAGTCCTGCCATGTAACCTACACGTCCACCATCTGCAAATTCAAAATCATCTATGTCAACAGACTCAGGATCAAAACCTCTGTCAGTAATAGTTCTACCTTTTGCATCTTTAACACTGACTAATCTTTCTGCAAATAATTGTATTTCATTTGGTCCGTCTAGTTTTGCAACGGCTGATGCAACACGTGGTCCAAAATATTTTTGTACAAGTAATAATGGATCACCCATACCACCGCCACCACCTTCGGTCATAAATTTAAAATCATCTGCTTCCATTAAACTAGATAAAGTTGGGCCACCCGGAAAAGTCGGGTCTTCTAAATCTTTTACTCTATTTAAAAATTCTCTTGCGTTTGCTCTTACAACTGGTTTTGCATTTTCTGCAACACCTGCGTTTAAATAAATTTTATTGACTAAATCATCTACGATTAGATTACTACCTTTGACATTTTTAATTGCCTCAAGTCCTGCACCTGTTGGTAAAATAGTTTCTGCTGCATCAACACCTTCATCCGCAGCTAATCTATTTATTTGTTCTCTTAATGTGTTTTGTGTGTTTTTAAATGTCTCTTCTGCAGATAAAGTTGGCGCTGCTATATCATCCGCACCGCCACGTGATCCTGGTGGTGGTAGATCATCTGCCATAAATCTTAAAGACTCTAATCCTTCTTTGTCTAGACCTTTAGTCCCTGTAACCATGTCCGTAATGTTAGCTGGCGCTGCAGGTGGATCATAAACAGTCTTCATTGTCTCCATGTTTTTAATTAACTGATTTGCTTGTATGTCATTTAACTTACCTGAAGTTAAATAACCCATAGCAGACTCTAATTCTTCTACAGCTTTTGATTGTGGTAACACGCCTAATGCATCTGGGTTGATGTCCATGTCGACCATCAACTCTGATGATTTACCTTTACCTAAAAAATTTACATTGGTTCTGGTACCAAGGACCTTGGAAACATTTCCGCCTAAACTTTTATAAAGTTGTACCGCCGTATCTATTAATGCTTTACTAGCCATAATATTCTAATCTACTCCTGTCAGGCAATGGTTCGTCTTTGTAAGAATCTCTATTACGAACTATTCCCCCTTGTTTAATACGCATGATCGCCTGAGTCATGGAGTCGACATAATCGTCGTAATCTCCATGAGGAAACGATGCGCACTCTTCCACAACCTCTTGAGCGAAATGTTGATGCATAGGAGCCCAGACCATTCCTGTCTCAAACAGCGGTGATACAGAGTTTACTCTAGCATGTTTATCATTTCCTCGGCTAGGTGTAAAGTTAACAACTGGGATTCCCATATCTCTTAATTCTGCCGTCAGAGGTATCCCCGATGCCTTGGCCTCGACTATAACCATGTCAGGACGCCAATATAAATACTCTTCGTAAGCAACTTTTTTTAATTCTGGAAACTCATACCTGTCTTTAAAAGCATTTAATAATATTATGTTATGTCCGTTGTCCTCGGTCTCAAAGACTCCCCATGTCGTTATCGCACTATAGTCAGCAGATTCTTTTTTAAGAAAAGCTGTATCGTATGACTGAATTACAAACTCACATTTAGGTGGATCTCTATCCTCCCAGTCTTGCCACCAGTCACGTTTTATAATAGCTCCTTCTTCAGCTGTTGGCTGTTGCATGTACTGAGCGTTCCAGTTGTTAACCGGAATAGAAGCTTTGGTTTTTTCTAATTCGTCCTTGGTCCAGTATTCGGGCCACACGGGATTCCCATCGGGAAGCAGGGCTGGTAGTTCTACAACCTCCCACTCATCAGAGTTCTCTTCTCCCTGAGCCTTGA